GAGCGGGTCCCTCCTGGGCCCTTTCGCCGGGGGTACGCTCAACCTNGACGTATTTCTAGATATAAGGAGTCACTAATTTCCTACCATGAAAGATCAACCACTTACGCAAGATCAGGCTGCGGCGTTGCTCGGTGTAACCTCACGGAGACTGCGCCAGCGCGACAATGACGAGTTCGCACCGCCAAAGGCTGATGGCCGCTATCCGTGCAAGGAGTATGGAGAATGGCTGCGGGCTGAGTGCAGGCGCGGGATGGGTATCGGTGAGGACGGGGAAATCTACGACTATTCGGCAGAGAGGGCCAGGTTGACACACCATCAGGCTAATATCGCGGCACTTGACCAACAGGTTAAGGCGGGAGAATTGGTTCCTATTGGCGATGTTTTGGAACGGTGGCGCGACTTGGTTGCGAATGCACGTGCGCGTCTGCTGACTTTGCCTGACAGGGTCGCATCGACGTGCGCGAACATGGACTGCATGGACATCGAGCGCGAGGCTCGTGGCATCATCTATGAGGCTTTGACGGAGTTGGGCAGTGAGTCTTGATACTGTTGCGCGGAAGGCGCGGGAGTTTTGGCTCCCACCCCCAAGCCTGACGGTTAGCGAGTGGGCAGACGAGCATCGCGTCTTGGCGAGCGAGTCGTCATCTGAACCGGGCCGTTGGAGAACCGCCCGTGCGCCCTATCAACAGGCGGTGATGGACGCCTTATGCGACCGTGAGTGCGAGCGGATTGTGGCGATGTTCAGCGCACAGACCGGGAAGAGTGAATGCCTTCTGAATATAATTGGTTACTACATCCATCACAACCCCGCCCCGATTTTGATGATCCAACCGACGCTGGAGATGGCCGAGTCATTCTCTAAGGACCGCGTCCAGGTGATGATAGACAACTGCGCCCCTCTGTCACAAGTGGTCGGCAAATCGAAGTCCAGAGACAGTAGCTCGACCATTTTGTACAAGAAGTTCCCAGGAGGACATGTAACGCTTGCCGGCGCAAACTCCGGCAAGTCGTTGCGGTCGCGACCTGTGCGTATCATTCTTGCTGATGAGGTCAGCTCCTACCCGCGTAGTGCAGGCGAGGATGGCGATCCTGTCAACTTGGCGATTGCGCGAACGAAGAACTTCTTCAACCGGAAGATCCTGCTTGTGTCCACGCCGAGCATCAAGGGCCGCTGCCGTATTGAAACGGCATTCAAGGACTCAGACCAGAGGTTTTACATGGTGCCATGTCCAGAGTGCATGGCGAAGCAGCGGCTTGTGTTTGAAAATATCTATTGGGACGGCGACATGGGGAATGAGGGCCACTACGCCTGCGTCGAGTGTGGCGTTATCATCCCTCACTCATCGAAGCAATGGATGCTCAACAACGGGGAATGGGTGGCGACGGCTCCGTTCACCGGCACGGCTGGCTTTCACCTGTCCGAGTTGTACTCGCCGTGGAGCAAGTGGCGTGACATCGTCATCCAACACCAGAAGGCTCAAAACGATCCAGAGATGATGAAGACGTTCATCAACACATGCCTTGGCGAACCGTACCAACCGAATGCCGAGTCGGAAGTCACTGAGGAGCATTTGCTCGCGTACCGTTCAGACATCCCCCGCAATCTTGTCCCGCCTGACACGGCCCGTCTTTGCCTTTTGGTCGATACCCAGCAGACCGGCTTTTATTACCAGGTCTGGGCTTATGGATATGCGCCTGAAGTGTCCATGCACATGGTCAGGCACGGGATTGTTGGCACGTTTGAAGATATTGATGGTTTGATCAATACGGAGTTTTTTGACCACGAAGGGAAAAAGTTTAGGATCTCCGGCGGGCTGATTGACTCAGGCGGTACGCGCCAAGGATGGCAGAAGCATTCAAGGACGGTTGATGTTTATAACTGGTGCGCGAAGAATAGGACGTTGATACCGCACAAAGGTATGCACGGCAGGACTGGCGACTTGGTCAGCTTCAAGGCGATCACCACGCTACCAGGTACGAACCGGCCTCTGGCTGGGGGGGTGAAGAGGGCGAACATCCGTGTCGATATGTTCAAGGACGAGTTTGAAAGGCGCATGAGCATCCAGCCTGATGATCCTGGGAGTTTATCGTTTCACGAAGAGATTGACGCGGCATTCGCCATCCACTTCACGACCGAGTACAAGGACGAGAATGGCGACTGGAAGCACGACAAGAAGAAGGGCCGCAATGACTATTACGACTGCACTATTTATGCGCTGGCCTACCGCGAGATAATCAAGCTGAGAATACCGAAAAAGCCGCAAACAAAGATGCCGCTGCCTGTCGAACCTCGCCATCCGCTAGTGCGAAGGCCGACTGGTCGCAAGGATAGCTTTGCCAACTCATGGAGGGGCAGGTAATGGGGTTTGTGACAGGAGGAAGCATGAAGCTACTGCTGCGGATAGACGAGGTGCGGGTGATGCTTGGCTGTAGCAGGGACCATGTTTATGACCTGTTGCGTGATGGACGATTGCGAGCGCACAACCCGAACGGCAGGCCGGGGACGCGGGGTACGCGGATCATAGCGGCATCGGTGACGGAGTACGTTACCAACGGCACAATCCACGCCGACGAGTGGACAAAGTAAACAACGGGGGTTGTTATGAAAGAGCCAAAGGCTTTCCATTTCAAACTGAAAACGATTGACAGTGTTGCTAATGCAATAGAGGAACTAGTCGTTGTTTTAAGGCAAGCGGTAGACGAAAAGGTATCAGAGGTTGAGGTAGGGGTTGAAGAGAAGTTTATAGTGTGGGTTGATGTCGTTAGAGATGAGTCTTATTTTTATTTATCAAACCATGAAAATGGTGCTGAAATAGCTTTCGTTTGCGAGACAAGAGGAGATGATGGTTTTACAAAGCGTGTTGATATTGTCAAGTTGGTTGAAGAAATAAAAGACAGCGGGTGGGAGCTTTCGTCTGCAATAGGGTTCAAAAATCAATTGGCTGAGGCAATTAAAATAATAGACGAACAGATAAGCCAAGGCTTGATAGTTTAGCGCCAGCCCGCCTTAACCGGCGGGCTTTTTTGTTGCCATGTGTCGCCATGCGTGGTTATGCGTCATTGTTTTGACGCTTGCACCTGTCATAAAATTGACGCATGTCTATTACTGCGTCTACCACCGAGCCGACAACCGTCATTGCCGGCGATTTTGTCACCTGGTCACGCAGTCTCCCCGATTATCCCGCTCCCCTGTACGTCCTCTCATACGCAATCGTAGGTTCCGCTGGCACAATGGCCGTCACTGCCTCGGCAGACGGCACCGACCACCTCATCGCGATTGAGGGTGCCAGTCAAACGGGACCGCCGGCGGTTGTCGGAACGGAAGATTGGGCGGCGGGGTTATATCGCTGGACGGCCTACGTTACGGAGGTCGCCACCAGTCGCCGCACCACACTTGGCACCGGCAACCTGACCGTCGAAGCCGATCCCGCCACGCAGTCCGCCACCGACACCCGCAGCCACGCCCGCAAAGTCCTTGACGATCTAGAGCGCATCCTCGAAAGTCCCACGAAACTGGCGCAGCAGTCCGTGACGGTAGACGGCAAAACCATTCAGTGGCGCGACATTGAGCAACTCCACTCACTGCTGTCGAGATACAGGGCGGACGTTCAGCGCGAGGATGCTGTGGCCTCTGGTGCCGCTCCCTTCGCAAGCGTCAAGTTCGCCTTTACGAGGACATCATGAAGAAGGGTGTGTTTGACCGCTTACTCAAGGCCGTCGGCCTAAGAAAGATCAAGGCGGAAGGATATCGTGGTGCTGAAACGAGCCGCCTTTTTTGGGATTGGGTGACGGCACCGTGCAAGGTTGACGAAGAAGTCAGGCGCGACATTGCAAAACTTCGGGCCAGAGCAAGAGATCAGGCCAGAAACAACCCAATTGCCCAGCAGTACCTGTCACTCCTTGAAGATAACGTTATCGGGCCTAACGGCTTCAAGCATCAATCGCAAGTCCGCTTTGCCGGTGGGAAGCTCAGAAAACAGATCAACGACACCATCGAAGGATACTTTTCGGCCTGGGGGCATGATTGCACCGCCGATGGCCGCATGTCTTTCTTGGCGCTGCAAAAGCTGTTGCTGAGGAATACGGCCACGGACGGAGAACAGTTTGTAAAGATCCTGCGCAACCGTGGTTCTTTTGGTATTCAACTCCAAACTCTCGACCCTGACCTACTCGACCACCAGCTAAACCAAGAGAAAACCAGTAAGCACGGCGAGATCCGGCTGGGCGTCGAGTGTGACCGACTGGGAAGACCGCTCGCGTATTGGTTTAGGGAGTCCTACGATCTTGGCGCTTCACTTGAGCGCATCCCAGCATCAGACATTATCCACATCTGCCGGCCAGACCGGCTGAACCAGACGCGGGGCGTGTCGTGGTTCTCCCCTGTGTTGGTTCCGCTGAAGATGCTCGATGGCCTCTACGAGGCGATCCTTATTCTCAACCGGTTGGCAGCGAGCAAGATGGGGTTTTTTGTCCACAAAGACGCAGGGTCGTTTGACCGCACGGCGTATGATGCGATGTCGCCGGTTGAAGCCGAACCAGGCAGCACGATTGCGCTACCACCCGGCATCGAGTTCCAGTCCTGGGATACCGGCAACCCGTCCGCAGAGTTGAACGCATTCAGCAAATTGATCCTGCGCCATATCGCATCCGGATTGAAAGTCTCCTATGTGGCCCTGTCCAATGACTTGGAGGGGGTAAACTACTCATCGATCCGCGCCGGTCTCTTGGTCGAGCGGGACCAGTTCCGCACTCTCCAGCAGTGGTGGATCGACACGTTCCTGCGGCCTGTGTATGTCGAGTGGCTAAAGTCTGCATCCCTTTCAGAGTCGTGGGTCATTCTTGGCCGAGACTGGCGCATGTATCAGTCGGTGCATTTCGTGCCGCGTGGATGGCCGTGGGTCGATCCGCTGAAGGACATCCAGGCAACGCTGCTTGCAATCAACAACAACCTCGGAAGCCGTACCGACGCCTTGGCCGAGGGTGGCAAAGACATTGAGGAGGTGTTCGAGAAGATCGCCGCCGAACGTGGGCTTGCTGCCGAGTTTGGCATTGACCTGACGATTGACGACACCAAGCCGCAACCTGATGCGGAAGACGATGAAGAAGAACCAGTCGTCATGGCCGGTGGTCAATCGATTGTCTACAACATGACGAGGAAACCATGAGCAAACCATTCTACGAAATAAAAAACGCGGCCAACGACTCTGCCGAATTGTGGATTTACGAGCAGATAGGAGAGGACTGGTTTGGCGAGGGCATTACCGCCAAGGGATTGGTTAAGGAGCTGTCTGCACTCAAGGTCAAGTCCATTGATGTGCGGATTAACAGCCCTGGTGGGTCCGTGTTCGACGGGCAGGCGATTTACTCGGCACTGAAGAACCACCAGGCGACCGTGACCACCTATGTTGATGGTTTGGCCGCAAGCATCGCCTCGGTGGTGGCGATGGCCGGCGACCGTGTCGTCATGGCCGAGAATGCTTTGCTGATGGTTCACAACCCATGGTCGTTCGCGCAAGGGGATGCGTCCGAGATGCGGAAGATGGCGGACGTTCTCGACAAGGTGAAGTGGACCATCCTCGGCGTATACCGTGACAAGACCGGACTCAGTGACGCGCAGTTAACCGAATTGATGGACGAAGAGACGTGGATGAGCGCTGAAGAGGCCAAGGCCTACGGTTTTGTCGATGATGTGACCGGCACGATGCAGGTTGCCGCCTCTTTTGATATGAGCAAGTTCAAAAACGCACCGATTATCAACCACGCCGATCTTGCCCCAGGGCAAGAAGAGGCACAACCCACGGCATCGCAGCCGGAGGAGGAACAGACGATGGATAATGAAGCCGTCGTGGTCCAGGCTGGGCCACAGGAAGTGTCTGCTGGCGTGTCTTACGACGCCGCCGAAATCGCCGCGCTTTGCGCTGCTCACAATCTGCCCACCGCCAAGGTGGCCGACTTCCTGGCGCGGAAGCTCACCGTTGACCAGACTGCCAAGGAGATCTTAAACATGCAGACCAACCACGCCTCTGCCGCGGCTGCGGTCGAAAAGCAAGACATCAACTTCGGCATCGGCAACGAAATCAAGAATTACAGCCTGTTTAAGGCGGCAATCGCGCAGTCTACCCACAACTGGGCGAATGCCGGGTTTGAGCGCGAAGTGTCCAACCACATCGCCAAGCATCTTGGCATGGAGCCGAAGGGGTTCATGCTCCCGTACAGCATCTTCAACACCATGACCTCCGGCGGCGCCGGGACCGGCGCTGAGTTGGTTGGCACCGATCACCTGGCCGATCAGTTCATCGACGCACTACGCGCCAAGACCCGCCTCGGCCAAATGGGCGCTACCATCATCGAAGGGCTGAAGGGCGATGTGGACATCCCGAAGCTGCTGACTGGCGGCACCTTCTACATGGTTGCGGAAGACGGCGCACCGAGCGTGAGCACCCCGACCACCGGCACCCTCCCGCTGTCCCCGAAGTCCGGATCTGCTGCCGTGCATCTGTCCCGCAAACTCCTGAAGCAGTCCAGCCCGTCGGTCGAGGCGATGATCCGCAGCGACCTGCTCAAGGGGGTTGCACTCCTAATCGACAACGAGGGCATCAACGGGACCGGCGCCGACAACCGCCCGCTCGGCATCCTGCTGACTCCGTCCGTGAATACCTCAGTGGTGACTTCGGCTGGCAACCCTGACTGGGATGAGATCGTGGCGTTTGAAACTGCCGTTGAGGCCGACAACGCCGAAGCGGAGACCATGTACTTCCTGACCACTCCTGCTGTCAAGGGTGCCATGAAGGTCAAGCCCCGCTTCGCATCGACCGGACTGCCGATCTGGGCAGACAACAACACCGTCAACGGCTACAACGCCCTGACCTCCACCCAGGTGCCGAGCAACGGGATCATCTTCGGGGATTTCTCGTCCCTGGTCATCGGCATGTGGGGCGCGATTGATCTGGTGGTGGACACCGCAACCGACATCAGCAAGGGCGGCATCGTGCTCCGTCCGTGGGTTGAGTTCGACCTCGGCCTGCGCCACATCGAGTCCTTCTGCATCAACGCTTAATGAAAGGGATGGGGCGGGGTAAAACCCGCCCTTCTGCCATGAAGATAAAACTTCTCAAGGGTGTCGTGGCTGGCGGCGCGGCCCGCAGACCAGGTGACATTGTGGACGTTGACGACAAGCAATCGGCCTATCTTCTCGCCAATGGCAAGGCCGTCGCGGTCATCGATGAAGATCAACCAGCACCGCCAGCCACCAAGCGCGGCGGCAAAATAAAGGAGTCCTGAGATGGGCATCAACGCCAACCAGTTCACCTCAACGTCGCTCTTGAGCGCGAGGCAAATTACCTCTCTGAATGCGGACACGTTATCGAGTCCAAAGATGCAGGCACTGACGTGTTGTGCAAGTGTGTGATCCACTTTAACTAGAAGTAAGCGGCTGTCATGCTCCCCCCACATGGGCAGCGCCGGACACCGTAACCGGCTCACGGACTATGAACCTATTCGACGACGACGACATCCTCGGCATGATCCGCACCCTTGGGGGTGGCGAGGCGATCACGCTGGACGGGCCAACCGACTCCGCGACGGTGTACGCCATCGTTGACCTGGGCCATCGGGCGGTGCAGTTTTCGGACGGGGAAGTGTCAGCGCTGGCTCCATCGGTGACGGTGCGGACGATGGATGTCGAAGACTTCCTGGTGCCTGGGGATCTCATCCAGGACGGCACGTTCGCCACGGTGCGGGAGGTCAGTTACCGGGTGCTGTCGCATCAACCGGACGGGCAGGGGTTCTCGGTGCTTGTGCTAGGACGTGACGAATGAGCCAGCGCCAGACCATCATGACGGCCTTGGGGACGGCGCTTAAAGGGCTGACCAAGGCCAACGGTTACAACCTCGACCTGGGGCGTCGTCTGGTGGAATGGCCGACCACGGCTGTAGACCAGATGCAACTGCCGGCGCTGATGTACCGGGACGGGCGGGCCAGTGTTGGGGTGCAGACCGAAGAGGGCCAGCCGGTGTCCTTTGGACAGCACGAACACCAGTTGACGGTTGAGGTGGTGGCCTTGGTGACGACGCCGGCAGACGCCAGAAAAGCGGTCGAGGATGTCACCGCGCTGCTGTGGGCCAACCGCAAACTTGGCGGGGCGTGTCGCTGGATCACCCTCTCCGCGCATCAGATCGAACAAGAGCAAGCCGACCGTCGCCAGGTGGCGGCAGGAATGACGTTTACCATCAGCTACCGGACGCCGCTGGGCGAAATCTAAGGAGATGATCACATGGCAAAACAATACCTCGCACTGGTTGAAGAGGCGGCACGCGGCACCGATCCCGGCAGCGGCTACCTGTTCCTGCCGATTTCCGGCACCCTGCAACCGAAGTTCACGCCGACCGACGAACCACGCCAGGAGTTCCGTGGCAACTCCTCGGAGCTTGGCGCTCTGACCGTCACCCGGCGCGAGTCGCTGTGGTCGTATGACCTGGAATGCTCCTGGTATCCAGACAGCAAGGCTATCGGCATCCTGTTCAAGCATCTGCTGGGCGTGGCGGACGAGCGGGCGACGCTGGACACCACCGCCAAGCGCGGCATCATCTACCCCATCGGCAACGGCTACGGGGGCGGGTCGCCGCAGGAGGGCAAGGGCATCGGTATCATCCCGAACACCGACGAGGGCGGCACCACCAAGAAGCAATACTTCGGCGGCGGGCGCGTCACCAAGTGCGTGATCAAAATGGAGGGAACGGCGGACATCAAGCTGACCTTCACTCTGCAGGGGCCTGGCGAGTATGTCGGCACGCCGGACCAGACCGCCATCAGCAACCCGACGTTCACCACCATCGCGCCGTTTGTTTCTTCCGACGCGCTCTGCTACATCGGCAGCGGCATCAGCCGCACCGGCACCAAGCCGGAGTTCACGGCTATCGGCGCTGGCACCATGAACGCCTTCCGCCCGGACAGCATCGAGATCACCATCACCAACGGCCTCAACGACAAGGTGATCATGAACGGCGTCCTTGGACCGTCATGGACGACCCGCGAGTCGCAGTTCGCCGTCGAGATCTCCGCGCCGATGGATTACGACGATCCGGCCAGCGGCTTTAGCTCTGCCGACGAATACAAGTCCATGTTCAGCGGCGTCCGCACCAACTCGCTGCTGTTTGTTCTGGATAATGGCGTTCTGGCCGGCAGCGTCACCGCGAAGTATGCGGCGGTGATCGACGTGCCGAACGTGATGGTTTCCGCCGAGCCGCCAGAGCGCAATACCGAAGGGAAAACGCCGAGCATCGCGTTCAACCTCAAGTCGCTCTACTCGACCACCACGGACTATCCGATTGCGGTCCTCACCACGGACCAGAACGCAACGTACTAACGGGGGAACAGATGGCTGTCGAACTGCATGATTATGACCATGTATTTACCTGCATCCCGCAGGTGTACCCGAACACCGAGGGGCATCGTATTACGGTGCAGATGAAAGCCGTGCCGCAGGTTGACATCGAGGCGCAGGCCCGCGTGGAGGCCGTGCTGGACGTGGAAGCGCGGGGCAAGAAGGCGGTGGAGTTCATCGGCAGCAAGGTGGTTGACATCAACTGCGACTGCGAACTGTGCGCCGATAAGCCGGGCGTCAAGGTGGGGGCGCGGTACATCTCCACTTACGAGGAAGCGCGGAAGGTAGCGCAGCTCAACGAACTGGTGAAGTGGATCACGTTGTCGGTCTACGCACCGCGCTATCTGACCGAGGCCGAAGTAAAAAACTAATCGCCGGGGTGCGGTACGGCCTCCGCACTCCGGCTTACGATTGCGAGACGTGCAAGGCACAGGACAAGCGCAACTGCAATAACCAGGCAGGCTACGTTGAGACGCTGGTCAGCAAGGAGCAGTGGAAAGATTGGCCGGCTGTGCGGCATGTAGAGAAGTGGGGCGACCTCAAGCTGTACGAATGTCCCCTCACCGCGATCAAGCCGCAGACATGGGAAATTTTGCGGATCGTCAATGCCACCATCAACGGGGACGGGGATATTGCCTGCCTCCCGTATCCTGGGGCGTACATGGATCAACCGCAATGGTATCGGCAAGCCGTAGAGATCGTCCGACGCGAACGCAGCGAACACCGGCGCAAAGAGATGGAGTCGAAGCGTGGCCGTTAAAACACTTGAAGCGCTCATTACCGCCAAGGACGCGACGAAAGCCGGCGTAGACTCCGCAAAAAAGAACCTGGGCGGGCTATCGTCCGCCGTCTCAGGTCTTGGCCCCTCCATTGCCGCGCTCGGCCCGATGATCGGGTTGGCGTTCGGCACCGCCGCCATCAAGCAAAGCATCGACGCCTTTGTCCGCCAAGAGCAGGCCGTGTTCCAGTTGGAGCAGCGGCTGAAGTCGACGGGCGGCACCTCCGGCAAGACCTCCGAAGAACTGCAACGCCTCGCCTCTGAATTGCAGGCTGTCACGACCTACGGCGACGAAGCCGTGATTGAGATGCAGTCCCTGCTGCTTACCTTCACCAACATCCAGGGCGCAACCTTCGACGAGGCGACCAAGACCGTCCTCGACCTGTCTACGGCGATGGGGCAAGACCTCAAGACCTCGGCGGTGCAGCTTGGCAAGGCGCTGAACGATCCGATTGCCGGCCTCACCAGCCTCTCGCGCATTGGCGTCAAGTTCACCGAGGAGCAGAAGAAGCTCATCGAGCAGATGATGAAGACCGGCGACATTGCCGGGGCGCAGAAGATCATCCTGCAAGAGTTGAAGGTTGAGTTTGGCGGGGCGGCAGAAGCGGCCTCGAAAGGTTTGGGCGGGGCGCTTCAGCAGATGCGGAATGCGGTGGTGGACTCAGGAGAGAGCCTGGGTAAGATATTGGCGCCCGCTCTTATCCAAGTTGCCGGGGGCATCAAGGAGGCGGCTGAAGCTGTCACCAGCCTTAACAATAAGTTCTACGACGGCATCGGGATAACAGCGCAGTGGGCGGCGGCGCTCTCTGTCGGGGACATCACGGCTGGCGAGTTCGCGTCAACCCTGCTGAAAGAACTGGTCGGGATTGACCGTGGGGCAGGTGCGCGGCGACTTCAGCAGATTGGGGTCGAGCGAGACAGGATGGGGGGCCAGTTGGCCCTCGACACCGCCAACATGCCGCCGGTCCCGCCTGAGATTTTGCAGAAGCAGCAATACCTCACGCAGCAAGCGGAGGCGCGGGCGGCGGCAGACAAGGCCGCAGCGCAGACGCGGCAAGAGTCGATTGCCAAAACAATTGACGCGATGAAACTTGAGGCAGACACCGCTGGCATGTCTGACCGGCAGGCCACGCTGTACCGCCTCACCGTGCAGGGTGCCACCGCCACGCAGATAGCCTATGCAGACGCTCTGTTGCAAACGGCTGAAGCAAGGAAGGCAGAATTAGCCGCCGAGGCGTCATCTTTCGAACTGCGGCTGGTTGGTATGCAATTCGAGAACCAGCAGCGCATCGAACTGGAAAGCGCCACCATCTCCTACCTGCGCCGGCTGAAGGACGAAGAGGACGCCGCCGATCAACTCAGCTTCGACAACCGCATGATGCGGATGCAGGCCGAGAACGAAGAGCGCGAGTTCCTGACCGGGATGAACCTAGAGCGGCTGCGGCGGGAGCGGGACGAAGAGGAGTCGTTGGCGCAGGCGAAGATCCAGCTTCAGACCTCGGCCATGAACACCACACTTAGTATTCTCGGCGCGTTGCAGTCCGGGGCCATGCAGAACCATCGCAAGGGGTTTGAAATCGCAAAGGTGGCGGCGATTGCTGAGACGACTATCAACACCTACAGCGCCGCAATGGGCGCATACAAGGCGCTAGCGCCCATTCCGGTGGTCGGCCCTGCCCTTGGTATTGCCGCAGCCGCAGCGGCCACGGCAGCGGGCATGGCGAACATCCAGGCCATATCCAGTCAGCAGTTCGGCGGGAAGGGTGGGTCAATCACTCCGCCGAGCTTCGGGTCTGGCGGGGCATCGTCCCCGTCAACGACGGTGCAGCAACCCCAAGGAATCGGCCAGGGCGGCGGCAGCGTCACCATCGTACTCAACGGGGCCATTGGGGAAAAGCAGTGGTTTGAGGACAACGTGCCGGTGATCCTGCAAGACCTCGCCGCCCGCAACGTCAACATCGGCTACCAACCGAGGGCAGACAACTAATGGGCCAGCCGAGCATCCTGTTCCCGAACACACCGTATCTCTCGGTCGCCACGGCCACGGCGACGGACAGCTATGCAGGCACTCTGCCGGCCTATGTCCTGTCGGCGCGGGAGGACACCTACTGGCGTCCGGCAACGACCAACGGCAGCAAGGTGCTGACCATTGACCTTGGCGAAGTGCGGACGCTGGACAGCATCGGCATCGTTGGCGAGGGGATGGACGGGGTGGCGCTGACGGTCGCCACCTCGCCGGACAACAACGACTACACCACGCAGATTGACGCAGACAACCTTTCCGCGCCGGTCAACTGCGGGTGGGGGGCGTGGTCGGCTGTCTCGGCCCGCTACGTGCGGTTGACGTTCCTGTCCTTCGGATCGACGTTCCGCGTGGCCTTTGTCTGCCTGTGCGACCGTGGCACGTTCCCCTACCTTGAGTCTGACTTCGACCCGGCAAACATCGATGAGGCTGGTGAGGCGACCATCTCTCCTGGGGGGTTGTACCTCGGTCACACGCAGCGCCGGTCGATGCGCGAGATCAGCGTCAACTTCGGCACGATCTCAGCCGTTGACATGATCGCGATGGGCGCATGGGTCAACCAGTGCATCAAGACTGGCAGGCCGTGGGTATTCATCCCGGACACTGAGGATGTAACGGCGTACTTCTGCTGGCAGGACAAGCCGAAATTCTCCGCTCCCTACCGTCTCGGCATGTATGACGTTGGCGCTGTAAGAGCCATGACGAGGGCTGTCTGATGCCGTCTGACGCCTTCCTGCGCTCCATTGGTAGCGAGAATGTCCAGCCTGTCATCCTCATGCAAGTTGAGCAGGGTGCTGTCACCAGGGTGAGCGTCACCACGCAAGACCAGTGGGAGGCGTGCAGTCTGACCAACTGGGACGCACTGAGTGTCCCCGGCTCGGTTGTCCCCTCCGCGACGGTCTATAAGCTCGGCAGTTACAATGAGGTTGCGCGGCAGTCCCTGTCTGTCGGGATCATTCGCGGCACCTACTACCTCGCCAACCAGCACGGCCATCAGTACGGGCCGAGTAACGTGTGGGTTGATGTCACCGTAAAGCGCAACGGGATCGCGGTGGGGACGTACCAGGCTGTTTATAAAATCCCGCTGACCAGGGTGCCGATCACTTTCCCGGTCACATTTATTCTGCCGGCGGATGTCGCCTTTACGCAAGGGGATGTCATTGATGTCGCCACCACGGCAAACCACGGCAGCGGGTCGCCGGACGGCCCTCCGGTTTACCATTCTGGCGGCTCCGGTTGGTACGCGCCGCCTGAACTTGTAACCAGGAATGTTTCTGGTTCCTTGACCACCGCACCGATTGACCTTGGCTCTGCCCCGGATGATTACGCCGTCATCTCCTTTGACGATTTCATCCCTCCTGGTGCGTCGATTGCCTACACGGCCAGAGGGTCGAGCAACGGGACCAGTTGGACATCGCTGGGGACGGTGACAGACGGGCAGCAGGTCTCCGCCTACCGATACTACGAGGTGACCGCAGCCTACTCCTGGGCTGGCGAGGATTACCCGGAGATTAGGGAAATCCGCCTGACGCACGGGGGGAGCTATCTATACTACTCGACGCACCGAGACGAACCGTTTTTCGGTGCGCTGCCGTACCTGGCCGACAAGCCGATATCAACGCTGAACAGCAAGATCGCGCTGATGGACAAGCCAAGCACCGGGGAGGCGTCTATCAAGTTGGTATGGAATGACCACATCAGCGCACTGCTGGCAGCGGGGACGCTGGTCAACAAGCCGGTGAGCATTTCCGTGGGGGCGGCTGGACTACCCTCTGAGGATTATGAGTTGATCTTCACCGGGGCATGGCATGACTACGTCATCGATACCACCAAGGGCATCGTGACCGTCAAGCTGCGGGACGTGCTCAAGATGTATTCGCGGTCGAAAGTGCCACGCGAGGCCACCAACGCGACCACGGGGCTTCGGGCCGTGCGGCCTTTGGTGTTCACCAACAGGCCGGTGCTCAGTGCCATCCTCGACATCTCCGACGCGCAAGGTATCCCCGGCCGTTTTCTGAACGCCTCGGCGTTTGCCTCGCTTGAGGCGGAGGGCATCAACTACCAGGTAACGCGCACCATCTCCGAGCCGACCGAGGCCGACAAACTGCTGGCCGAGCTGACCACCACGGCAGGCATCTTCGTGGTCCCGGCAGCAGACGGCAAGTTGACGCCGATTGTGTATCAACCTGACATCGAGCCGGTCGCTACGCTGGACGCCCGCGAAATCGACTTCGGGTCCATTGACGGCGGGCAAAAAGACCTTCGCACCAGGCAGATCGTCTACTACGCGCCAATCGTCGCAGACCCTGGCGACCAGTCGGAAGACTACAGCAAGGGGCTGATTTACATCAACGCCGACATCGAGGGGCAGTTGATGGAGTCAGAGATCAGCGAGAAACGCTGGCACGACAAGTGGAATGCCCCTGACGCGGCGCTGGTCGCCTTGGCGCAGCGTATGAATAGCTGGTACGCCACGCCGCATCAGACCGTCACAGCGTCGAAAGTTCCTCTGCGGCACATGGGTATCAACCCTGGGCAGGTCATCAGCGTTGACAACCTGCAAATGCCATCGGCTACTTGGCCGGGGTTGTCGGTCGGGCGCAAGTTCCTGGTGATGGGGCGCGACCTGGACGCCAACAGTCTGTCGCTGAAATTGTCCCTGTTCGACCTGCAGACCGCATCTGCAGCAGGGGCGGGTGTTGCCGGCACGGACCTTGCCATCAGCGGGTCGGACACGCCAGCCGATACGATCAATACCTACACCGTGACGGGCGGGACGGCTCCCTACACCTGGGAGAGCACCATCGGCATCCTGAGCAACACCGTTGGCAGCAGCGTCAACTTGAACG